TGATATTATATATGACGTAGTTCCTCTTGCAGTAGTTACTGTAGACCTAATTCCATATGCATTTGAAGTTAAAGTGTTACTTCCAAAACTTCCTGTAGTTGCATCTCTTGCACCAGCATATGTACCAGAACCTTTACCTACATATCCATCTCCTCCTGTAGTAGAGTATATTAACTCAGTAGGCATTACACTGTTACCTTTGGCATATAATAAATATTACTATTAAAGTATGTATTTTCATTAGGAGTTACATTTATTTGCTCATATGATATAGAATCAAATGCATATTTATTATTTTCAGAAGGTTCGTTATTCCAGTATGTTATTTTACCACCTGACTTAATACGTTCTAATGCAAATGTTTTAAAACTATTTAAATTATTATCTCCAAATGTATCTAGAAAGATACCATCATATGTGTCTGTAAGGCTTAAATTAGCCCAATCTCCCTCAATTATTGTTACATTGGACTTATTACTAGCCCAGTCACTTAACTTCTCTAAAATCTGTGGATGTATTTCAATTATTGTATGGCTATTTACACCTTGTTCTTGTATATAATCAGCACATATGCCCATACCAAATCCTATTTCAAGGACATCTCCATTATTATGTGATATGTATTCTGCAGCTTTTCGCATTATAGGAACTTCCCAAAACATCATTACTTCTATCCCTGATTGCACATCAAAGATTTGAGTATCACTAAATTCTAATGTGTTATCTTTAAATGCCATTATACTGAAAAATCTTGTGTTATAACTCCATATGCTGCTTGAGCATCAGAATCCCAATAAAGACTAATTATATCAGTTCTATTTGCTGTATTAGTAATAGTAGGTTTTGAACCTCCTGGCCAAATTACAGCATTAACAGTAGCCGCAGTTGACGTATCTCCAACATAAACAAGATAATTAGTAATAGCATTTGTAGAAACGCTACTATGTGTTTTTACTATTAACGTGAAATTACCTGATGCTCCTGAAGGAAAAACTAACTGAACATTAGTAAATGTTTGTGTTCCTCCAGTAAAAGTTAATCTATATTTATTTCCACTTGTTGCAAAATTTATTGGAACATCAGTAACATCACCTGTACTTCCTCCATCTGTAGTTACATGTGTAAAAACAATAGGTGAAGCAGTAACTGTATTTCTTTGAGGAGCAATTGTAATATCTCCACTAACTCCATCTGTAATTGTAATTGTACCGCTATTAGAATCGTCATTAGTACTTAATTTTAAATCGTATCCACCTTTAGTTGTAATATGTCCTGGATTGCTTCCACTCCCAACTCTTATAGCTCCAGTTCCATTACTAGTAAGATTAATAGTTCCATTAGCTCCATCTACAATACTAATACTCCCTGTAGTGCTATTTCCAGTTGCAATAGTAATATTGTGGTCCCCATTTGATTTAATTGTACCTTGAGAAGTACCAGACCCTACGGTAATAAGTTCTGGTTTTATTTCATCTATTCTACCATTAGCATCTACAATAATAGCTTTAGATTCAGTTAATGTACCTGCAGTAGCTGAAAGCAAACTATGAGAAGAGCCACTAGCACTTACATGAGTATGAGCATCATCCCAATTAGATGAATTATCAGTTGCAATGCCATAAGAACCTGAACCAGTTCTTTTCATTAATCCATTAGAACTAAAATCTCCATCCATCACTGCACCTGCATTTGCAACACTAGTAGAATCAGTAACATCAGCTCCATCTGTTACGCTGCCTAATCCTACATCAGCTTTAGTAGTTGCTTGAGCTCTTAAATTAGCATATGTTCCTGATTGGCTAAATGATTCAACATCAGATATATTAGCTGCTGCTATTTGAGTTCCTGATTTTATACTATCTAAATTTGTATTAGTAGAGTCAGACAAATCAAATGCAGGTGTTGCATCACTACTTCCCAAATCTACACTTACACCACCTAAACTAATACTATCATTTTGAAGTTTAGCATTAGTAATAGTAGGTATTCTATCTAAATGAAAACTATCTGTAGTAATTTTATCTGCACTTAAATTAGGAATGTCTGATGCAGCCCATGTTCCTGAAGAATCTACACTACCTTTAGGAAGTGAGCCAGTAACATTATCAGATAAATCAACTAAGCCTACAGTAATTTCTTGACCAGATAGCGATAAGTAATCTTTAGCCCCAGCTGCAAAAGTTACAGGAGTGGAACTATCTGTACCCGATTCATCTACATTAAGAGCAGAACGTGCAGTTGCTTGGTCTGCAGCTTTAAATACATTTTTACCAACAGTCGTACCACCTAAATTATCTAATGCTCCATCTTCTGTAGACGCTCCTGTTCCACCATATCCTATTTCTAGTTGTATATCTGCACTATCATCAGCATTTCTAATATTTAATTTATTATTATTATTTTTTAATAATATTTTACTATTATCAGGGCCAATCTGCAAATCTTCTTTAACTTTAGTTTTTTTGAAATTTGCTTCTATTTCTCCACTTCTGATATCATTATATGATTTATCCCATTTTCTTATAGAAGGTATATTTTTTTCTGATATATCAACAGACGATGCATTAAACTTTGCACTTTTATCTATTTCTAAATTTTTAACTTTTAAATTTTCAACAATGCTTTCATCTTTAGCATTTAAATTTGATAGCTTTGTCATACTCCATCTATTAGCATAATATGCAAATAATGCTAAACCTGTGCCTGGAATATATCGAAGTGTAACTACACCTTCTTTTGCGTCAATAGCAGTAGGGTATCCAGTTTTTACTTTTAACTGAAGATTAGAAGGTTCTCTTAGATTATCTATTTTCCTATTTGACATTTTTCATTCTATATACTATGGATATATCTTGAATACCAAAATCTGCTTCTATATTTGAAGCACCAGTAGTAGGAACTATTCTAAGCCCTAATGTATATATATTATTAATACTTACTTTAAATCTTTGTCTAGAATAACTTCCTCTATTACCATCGTAATTTGTTATTGTAGAAGCAGCTTCGTTAGCTCCTACATCTACCCAAGAATTACCCATATCAGATGAATATTGTAATTTTAAATCACCATCGGAGTCTTTAGAAGTAATTGTAATGCTATGTATTTTTTTTCTCACTTCTGGAGCTCCAAAATCTAAATGTTTAAATTCCACTCCAATTCCTGTTGAAGATTGTATGTCGCCTGTAGCACTTACTGTAGAAGTTCCATGAGTTATACTTGCTAAATATGTATCATCTTCACTGTTATACATTGTATAAAATTTTAAATTATTATTACCATCTTTTGAAAGATATACAGGTTGGTTATTTACTGTATCAGTAACAATATTCGTTGTTTGGTTTCCAAATAAAAATACGTCTTCTCCAAAAGATATAGATTGAGTTCGTAAATCTAAAATATAGGCATCATCTGTAGTTGTATGACCTACCATAATTTGGTCTTTTAAAGGAACATATAAAAGTGCTAATTTTTCAGGTTTACCATTAACAAAAGCTTTCCAATCTGAATCAGATAATTTGCTAGTTAGTTTAGTAGGTTCACCTTCGCCTATAAATATATATATACCACTTTTGTTTGCAAATATCACTCCTTTATCTGTTTTGTATACTGCCATTACACTTTTAACACCTAAGTGTTGATATGTATTTTCTAAATATTCTATTGAACCTGCTACATTTATAATACTTAAACTACCTCTTTTAAATTGTAATATTCTATCATTAAAAGATTCTAATACTATAATTTCATCTCCATCATTAACTGCTGCTTCTATAAAATTATCACTAGGAAATAAATCAGGCCTAGATGGTAATGATTTTAATATCCTATCTGGATAAATAACATCACCTTGCATAACATTCCCAGCATATACAACACCATTATTTATTGTATGAGTTTTGTATCTTGCACTTGTATATTCTACATCATTTCTATATAATGCTCTTGTTTCAAATATTTCTACCATTGGAGGTGTTTCTATTTGTAATGGTTTCAAATCATTATAATCTACTGGAGCTTTAGTGTTTCCAGTAAATCCTGCATCTGCAGTAAAATTACTCATAGTATAATATATAACATTATCTCCTGTTGGACCTGCAATATCTTGAGTTAATACTATTTGACCATCTGTTGCTTGATTACTGTCTGCTGTTATATGTAATGTTTGAGAATTATTAAACGAAGTTACATTGTTAATAACCTTAGCTAACGCATCAGCTATTTCCTTTGCTGTAGATAAACCATTTGTTCCTACGTTTATACTGTTATCTCCGCCACCAATAACATCTCCTGTTAAAGTTGTGTTGCTAGTATTTATTTTAAATGCTACTGTATTATTGTCTGCATCAAATAAAGTTAATACTTCACCATTACTTGGAGCCCCTGTAAATGTTAATGTTGCTGTAGATTTAACTGGTTCTGCAGACACTATAGCTTTAAATGAATCATAAACGCCCATAAAAGTAAATGTTGCAGATTCTCCACTTGTAGCTGAAAAACCATAAATTTCTTCATTAACAGTTAGTATATTACTTGCTATTGATTTTATTGTAACTTCTCTTTCGTATCCATTATTTGTTAATGTTGCTCCTGTCAATGCAGTAGTTTCTGTAACAATTTTTATTCTATCTCCAACTTTAAAAAACTTAGAGAAATCTAACTCAGAAACACTTGTTATAGTATCATTAGTACCAGTTGCATATCTAATGTCTCCTGCTGCGCATACTAAACTTGAATTTTCAAAACTACCTGCATTTACTTCTTGAAATAAATTGTACTTTGTAGTGCCTGATAATCTAAATCCTTTATTTAAATCTAATTCTCCTAAGAAATAATATGATGTATCTCCTGTCTCTGCATCTTCTAATATTTTAGAATAATATATATTTGCACCACTTATTCTTTTTCTTCCTGCAGTTGCATGATTCCACCCACCTGTTATACTAGCTTCTTTTAAACAGAAAGATAAATATAACATTTCTTCTTTTAATTCTATTTCATTAGAAGGTAATGTCCCATCTCCAAATTTATTTGATAATGATTTAAATTCATACATTTTAGATTCTTGTTTATCATCATAAACAAAACTATAATAAAATGTGTATTTACCATTCCAATTTCCTTGTACAGCTTTTTCGTATTCTATTGTAGATATTGCAAAAGGTACAGGATTAAATGTATAATTTTCTCCTATTCCTGTACTCGAAGTATCTGAAGTATAAAATTCTATAGGAGCTGTTTCATTCCCAGAATCTGGTAAATTAGGATTTTTATACAATTTTGCGTTATTATCAAATTCAGTTATATCAAACCAGCTATCGCTTATTTTAGTCCCTAAAATTTCGCCTTTTTGCAAAGGCAATGTAACTGTAATAGTATTATCAGTATCACTTACGGAATCTACACAAGCGCAAAAGTAGTTTTCTTTATTCGAAGTATAAGTTGTGTAATTTGAACCAGTTATACCATCTTTTTTTACTAATATTAAATCTCCTTGTTGGAAATGCGATGAAACTGTAATTGCACTAGCAGTTTTACTTTGAACTCCAATTGTTGCTTTGTTTCGATAATATCTTGTGTTACCGCTTCCTGTAAAGGTTCCATCTGGATACGATACACTAGTAATTGTATAAAAATCATCTTTGTTTAAACGAATATACCTAACAAGAGGGTTAGTTAAAGAACCATAAGTTCCTAATTTAAAAGTCATATCATAATATGAACTGTCATCATAATTTTGACTATTTGTTGAACCTGATTCTCCCCCTCCATCTGAACCTACAAAATAAAAATAATAATATGAATTATGACTACCTTGCGATGGTTCGTAATGACCATCTGATTCTTTAGTTCTAAATCTTACAAATACATCTTTAATATTTTTAGCATCATATGCACCTCTTAAACCAGTATATTTATTTTTTTCTAATTTAAATGTTGTCCATCCAGACTCTAATTGGCTTTTAGGATAATCATAATATGCAAATGCTACATTAGCTCCGTCATCAAAATTGCCATCAAATGTTTCTTCAAATTCTGCACCTGTTTCACCTGGAGCATCACCTGAATTTCCTATATATATTGTTAATGGGTTTTCTTCTACTAAATTTGTCAATGCATCTGGACTTATATACAATGTAACTAATAAAGCTCCACTATCAGAAGAAGTTAAATCAACTGCTTTATCAAATGCTTCTGTTGGGCCTAATGTTCCATCTAATCCACTATGATATTGAAAAGTTATGCTACTTTGTGTTTTATTTCTTTTAAAAAAACCTACACATCCTTTAGCAGGGCTACCATCAGGTAATGATGGTATTGGTTCTGTTCCATTTGTTATAACATTCCATTTACTTGCTACTATTGGAAAATGTTGCTTTTCATGCTGTTCTTCTTTATGCCCTGAATAACACCCATCAACACCTATAAATTCTTTAAATAATTTTCTATTTTTAGACGCTTCACCTCTATATGCTAACATATTAATAAAACCATTTTCCATTTGATTTGTATATAAAGGAGAGCCATCAAATTTAACAACGCCATTAGTAGGTTCATCTATATCTGCTGGTTCAGCTATCCATTCTAAATATTGTATTCTATCGTTAAAATATTTTCTATCTATATATGTTAAATATTTGCTTTCAAAAGGAGCTCTTGCTGTAGATGTCCCTTTTTTTAGCGATTTAAAGTTAGCTTCTACTATTCTTATTGCACCTTCTATAGAATATATTATAGGAGATATTTCAGAAGTAACAGAGCCATTATCATCTTTTAACACTAAAGCTTCTTTTAAATTCCCATCTGTAGCTGAATCTACTAAGATGTCGCCAAATGCACCCATTTCATAACTAAAATATTTTACTTTTTGGTCATACGAATCTGTGTATATTAATGCATTTTGAGATGTTGTAGATGCATTTAAATCATTTAATGCACCATATTGAGCTGAATGTAATCGTAAAGAAATGTCAGATATTGTAGCAGTAACTCCAGAGACTCCAGGGCTTATAAACCAAAGTCCTCCTAACACAGAAGGATATTCTACATTTCCTGCTCTTAACACTATAGTCGCTGAATTGCTACTTATATCACTAGGAGATAAAATTGTAGTTTGTCCGTTTAAAGAAATTAATATATCTCCACCTGATAAATCAGAACCAAAATTAATTTTAATTTGATATAATTTACCTGATGTAATCCCAGGAGTTTCAAATGTACCTAAATAAACTGCACATCCTGGTGCAAAGTTATTAGCAGTAGTTAATGCTAAATTACCTCCTGTAATGGTCCAAGGTTGCGTCCAATTAGGGTTAGGTTTGTGAAATTGCCAATCTATTGGATTGCTTGCATGGAATGTAGCATTGTTAGCATTTACAAGAGATGTAAATCCTGTATCTGACCAAATATTGCTTCTTGTAGTAGGGCTAGTTCCATCTGCATTTGCAGATTCATATAATGTTATATCTCCTGCTTCTACATCTTTAGCTATTGCAAACAATGAAGTAGCTCCTGAACCAGGTTTAATTATATAACAAAATATTTGTCTAGCACCATAACCATCATCTGCATCATCTATTGCAAATATTTGGAGAACAAAATGTGTTGTTGTTGTATCCCAATCTCCACCACTAGAATCATTAGATAAATAATTTCCAATTGTTAATCCTGCTGGGTCTAATCCTGTTAAATTTGCACCACTTTGAATTACATATATTTGTGATGGGGCATCAAATGATACAAACCCTAATCCATATCCATTTTCTGGTCCTACTGTATAATTTGAATCTGAAAGCGTTGGAACTACATTTGTTTCATCGTATTTTAATACAGTTGTTTTTCCCATTCCCCTTATAATACCAGGAACGTCGTACATTAATCCAACTGATTTTGTAACCTCATTATCGTTTAATTCGGTTTTATTTATTCTGGAATTTATACCGCCAGAGAAGTCCCTTAAATCTAAAACTCTCTTTGGCATCTTTAACCTCCTGCTTGGAGTTTAGGAAAGATTGTTTGTATTTGTAATGTGTATAATTCTTTTATATTGTTATATATAGCTGTAGTTGTTTGCACCATCTCTGGGTCTTCATCAAACACCCAATCTGAAATTAATCTTGCACATACTTTTAATGCTGCTCCATATACTACTGCAATTACCCAGTCATCTGGAAATCCTGAGGCAACTGTTTCTACTGTACCACCAGTTGTTTCTGCAGGGTCTGCTGATATACCTCTTAATGTAAAAGTATTTGTAGTTTTGTCATCTACTACTAAACCAGACATTCCATTTAATTCTGTAGCTTCTGAAAATCCTGATAATTTAACAATATCATCATCTGCAAATGTAGTGCTAGATTTAGTAAATACACTAGGGTCTTCATTTGTACAAGTAACTCCTGTTTCTATTTTATGAGAAGCTCCTATTGTTGTTCCGTTATATGTGGTTGTAGGATAATTAACATGATTGTATTTGTAAGCATCAGGACTTGCACCTGGCTCTGGGTATACATATATTTTATTGCTTTTAACAAAAAACATTGGCTCTGTTTTAGACGGATAAAACATACTATTTACATCTTGTAATTTTCTTTCGTATGAAAACGGCACTTCTTTGCATACAACGAATTGGCCATCTGTTCCATTTTCTCTTAATACATTTAATATTTTTGTATTTGATACTTCTTCCCCATTTGATGTTTTTTCAGATGATTCTACTCCAACTGACCAAAGCATTTCTTTAGGAGCTAGATTAATAACATCTTTAATTGCATCATTTAATGAATCAGTTATAAATGTAGTATCAACACCTTGACTAGGAGTTTGTATTAAATCTTCTATTCGTGTTTGAAATGTTGACATCTAAATAAAATCCTGTAATGGTAAAGGCATAATATCTTGCATTGGTTCTTTTGCCCTAGATGTATTTATATATTCTTTTTCTATTGAGTATGCCACACCTTTATGCCCTGAGCCTAATTGTAGTTTTCCAGATAAATTTAATAAATCTGCTATTGTGTGATGTATTGCTGCTGTGAGCAATTGGTCTGGCAAATCAATTTTGCTTGTTACATTTTCTTTGGGTTCAGGTAATGCATAATAATATACTTTTACTGTACCCGAAACATCTTTTGTAAAATAAATTTTATCTGAATCTTTTGTAAATTTCCCTGATATTGTATCTGCATCCATTGCTGTTGCGGCAGCTGTCGTACTATCAACTGAAACTGTAAACGTGTCTGTGTCTGTAACTGTTACTGCAAATCTTTTATTGCTTACAAATTCATCATAGTATGCCTGATTCCCAGCTGTATTAACTGCTACTATTTCTGTTAATCTTACATAATCTCCAGTAGACAATCCATGTGCTGCCACTGTTTCTACTGTTAATGTATTTTCACATCCTGTGCTTGCACCAAATAATGAATCTACATCTACTGTTCCACTAGCTGTATCATTTTTTATAAAATATCCTACATGTGATACATTGTCATCATCATTATCTATCATTGCTGACTCTGGAACAAATGGAATTATTTTTTTACTATTAGAAGAAACAGAGTCAGAACTAATTAATTCTACTTTATATATTTGTTTACTATAATCTGCATTAGTAAATACAAAATTATCGCCACCTGAAGTAAATTCTTCTTTGTTAACTTTTCTAACAATTCTTAAAGCTATATCATTAACTATGTTGTCAAATAATTGAGATTTAAGTTTTTCACTTACAGGGAAAGGTACTTCTAGCGTATTGTCTAGACTTACTTGTATTAATTCATATGCTTCTTGATATCTCATTTTTTCTTTTTAATTTTTTTTATTTTACCATTATGGGTACGAGCAAATTTATGAGTTTTAGTCTCTCTGATAAGAGTCCCATAATATCTTTTGCCGCCCCACAACCAACTAACTTTTCCCATTATTTTTTCTTTCTTTTCTTTTTAGTTTTTTTTGTTTTTTTCTTTTTTGGTCGGCCAACTTTATTGCCGTATGTTCCTTTACCTTTTGGCATATTATTTTTCCTTATTTACCATTTAACTTTATTAGCCCAATATGCTGCAAACAATTTTCCTTTTGCAATATTTTTTGCATGTCTAGCTTTAAAAGATTTTCTACGTTTTTTTTGTTTTTCAGATTCCCCTTTTTTGGGCTTTCCAGCTGTTTTAACTCCTTGTTGTCCAAAACGTATAGTTTTTATTAAATTACCTACTTTTGCAACAACAATATGAGATTTTGTTTTGTGACCTGGAGTTCTTTTAGGTTTATTATACCCTGATACTCCTGCTCTTTTTAATCTTGAATCTTTTTTTTGCGCCATAATATTATTATAATTTAGTGTTTTTTTGTGATATAAGGGAGGAAAAAAATCCTCCCTTATATTTATTTAGCTATTACTATTAAGTAAGCTTTAGGATTGCGTGTGTTTGTTCGTTACGAACTTCCATACCAACTTCCATTAGCCACTCATCAACTCTAGCATCTCTACCATCATTAACGACATCGCTTCTAAGCTGCATGTCTCTTGATGCAAGAGGTCTTAAGTCAACATTAGCCATATCTACAGCAAGTGCAAAATCTTCATACGCACCTTTTAACATTGGGTGAGGTATAAAGTTTAGCACTCCTACAGGACCTTGATATGTTGTAACTCTTAAACCAGCAGTTGCATTAGAATCTCCAGATGCATTATTTAATACATTTCCAGCTAGTGGAGTTCCTGTTGGTCCAACACCTTGTCTTCCAAGAGCTGTAATAAATCTCAACCACTTGTTAGAGCAAAGAACTGTTTTTTCCATAGAACCTTCCATAGTATCAGAGAAAATATATTCTACAGCTGCATCCATTTCATCTAGTCCATCACTTGCAAATGCAACTTGAAGATTTGTATTGTCTCTACCATCAAGTGATTTAATAACACCTGTTCCTGCAGAACCACCTATTCCAAATCCTGCCATTGTTCTTTTAGGGTTTTCTGATGTTGCATCTAAAGCATAATCACCATTAGTAAGCATAGCAAATTCAATATCAGATTTGATTTTAGCAAGTTTTCTTGCTTGTAATCTAGCTAATTCTGAACCACCATAATGCTGTGATGCATTTGCAGTACCAGTAATTGCATAAGGCTCTCTAAAGATTTGAGTACAACCTTTCAATCGTCTTACTCTTTTTCTGGTTTCTTCACCAATCGCAGCACCCTCAGCATATGCACCAAGACCACCTTCAAGTTGAAACTCTTTATCATCAACAAAAGCGGTTTCTGCTTGGAATAACCCTTGAGCACCAAAATTAGCACCACCATCATATGTTCCAGCTGTTCCTACATAGGTAAGAGTTAAAACACCAGCAGCATCAGCTGTAATTAAATCACTGCTATCAGCGCATTGTTCTACTTGATAAACAGTAGAATCGGTAGATTTAACGTGGCATCCAATAAATTGAACATCTTTATCTGTAGGTGATGCTAAATTTACTTTTTGACCTATTGCAACACAAATAAAATGTGTTACTGCAGTTTGAAGTGCAGCTGAACCACCTGTTGCTGAAGCAGCATAAAGTCCACCTACCTCAAACATTTCAATAGCAGCTTGTTTATCAAACCTAACAATTGTGTGATGCCCATTAATACCACCTGTAGCAGTATCAAATACATCTGATGTAGTAATATTTTGTTTGATTGATTTTTTAATCATGTATTCATCTTCCATCCACTCAAAAATTGGCACTGGGGTCACTGACGTTGACATTCGACCCATAAGTGTCAATAGGGGTGTAACGGAAGGGTTGTAGTAATGGATTTTAGAACCGAGTTCCAGTACCTGACGTTGTGAAGCATCAGAAAACTGTAACGCTGTTCCTGTTCCATAAGTTGTATTAGCCATTATTGGCTCCTTTCCTTAAGTATTATTGTTATCTATTGAACTTCATAATACCATCCCAAAATTCTTCAACAACCTTTTTTTCACTACTTTTTGCAGGCGGAGTAGACCCCGTTGCTGCTGCAGCTGATGTACGCTTAGGTTCAACTGGCTGTTGTTTTTCTTCTGGTTTAGTATCATTGCCATCAACCTTAAGGTAACGATATATTTTTACTAAATTTTCTGTAGTAAGATTAGCATCAGATGTTACAAAATTATAATAATCTGGAATTTCTTCATCAGATAATCCCATTTTTTTTAATTCTAATACCTCTTGTGCTTGTCTTTCTGCAGCTTCTCGTTCAGCTCTATATGACTCAAGCTCTTTTTTAGCAGCTTGTTGTCCTTGAGATATTAACCAACTATCATATTCAGCTCTCCATTTTGCTGAAGATGAATCGTCTATAGACTCATCTAAAATATCATAGTCTTCTGGTTTTTTAGGAGGACCTGATTCATTTTTAGCAATTGTATCTACTTTTTCTTTCATAGTTTTTACAACTTCTGGATTCTCTTTTAAAAATACGTCAAGCTTTTCAAGCCTTTCAAATTTTTCTTGGTCTTCTTTAGACCTATTAGAATCTTTGTCGTATTTACTTTGAAGTTCTCTGTATGATTTTGCTAGATTTTCACGTCCTTCTTTATCATCTTTGAACTTATTGTCAATAAGCCATTGTACGTTTTCTTTAGTATTTTCTATTACCTCTTCAGGCTGGGTTTCAACATTAGATTCTTCAGCTTGAACTTCCTCTGCTTGAGGTTCTTCAGAAGAGCCTTTATTGAAGTCGTCTAAAACGTCTATCATATTAAGGTTATCTTCGCTTTTAGTTTCTACTTGTTGTGTTTGGTCGTCTGCCATTACGATGCTCCTTGTATTTAAGTTACCCTATTACCGATGGTTTTGGTTCAGGGGCTTGTTTTTCTGAGTTAACCGAATTTGCAGCATTGGCTAAATCACTCGCTACTTGCTGAGTCTTGTTACGTTGACGTTCTTCTTCTATTTTGCTTGTTGCTTTTATATTAGAAACTGCTTGTGAAACATTTTTAGTAGCCTCTGATACTTCTGCACGCATCTTAGTATGGAACAACTCACGTTCTCTTGTCTGCAAGTCACCTGAGAGTTTTTTAACCTGCTCTTGTAAACCTTGTATAGTTTGCTGATATTGAGATATTTCTCCATGACGTTGAATAAGACTCGCTTTATCGTCATCTGTTCTCATATTCATAATAACTTGTGTTTTATCGTAAATACCAGCTCCCATTAATTGTATATCTCTTTGTAGGTCAGCCATTGGAGATTTAGCTTTTGTAGAACCTACAACTACTCTTATATCTATAGAGTTAGTAGTTATATCATATAATCTTTCAATTTCTCCATTTTTATTCATTACTGCTTCGTTTACCCTAACATCTTCCATCATTCCATTTGGACTTGTTATTCTTACAACTCTTTCTTGGTTGTAAACAAAAGGTATCCATGCAGATATAATTTTTCCTGCTATTGTTAGCATATCATAAACAGGCATAACTTTCCATCCCTGCTTTTTAGATACAGATTCTTCTATAATTTGTGCTTCACCTACTGTTCCTGGTGAGCCTTCTCCGTATCCTTGTAAAAATTTATAAGAACCAAATACTTGTTCAATATCTAATTCGTATCTAGATTTTTCTGTAAATAATTGACTAGATACTGCAGGAGGTGCATATTCTTTAATTTTACCATCTCTTAACGCACCTGGGTTTGCTCTTATAATAGCATTTGGTATATTCCATTTTTGTAATTCTTTAGGGTCAATGGCACCATCTTCTACAACTAATTTAAAATTTGTAGTTGCTGATGTATGCGATATTAATAATGCCTCTGTTCTATTTAACATTCGTTGAGGACTTTTAGCGTGTCTTACATCTCCTGATGGATAAGGAGTTCCAGTATGCTCATTACATGCTGGTATAATAGGATATGAATCTATTGGTAAAATTTCATCATAATATATTAAATCTCCTACAACACACGTTTCTCTTACTTTAGTTGTATAAATAATTTTTTCTGTTACAGACCCTTGGTCAATTAATTCTTGATATTTCTTGTCTGCTTGTAATTCTTCATATGCTTCTTTGTCAAATATTTGACTTTTTCCTGTAACTAGCTCTGTAACTAAAACACTTGGAATGCTGACCTTAGCAAAACGCACAAATTTTCTAACAGTAGGTTGCTGGTCGTAAGTTGCATCTCCTCTTGTATATATGTCATCTCTATTATAGTTTCCACTAGTTTCTTCGTCAGTATCGTAGTCTTCTTTTAAGTCATCAATTTTATCTGCAATATCTGGAAATAAAACTTTTAACGATTCTTTTGTATGTAAATCAGTATAAATTATACTAGACGCATCGGAAAAGTCAGGGAGTGATGAATTAGGGTCTACAAATACTGCTTCAGGTTTTATTCTTTTAAATCTTATTCCCCCTAATCCATTGTCTGCCTGGTAGTCAGGATATACATACAAATAACATAGGCCTTTAACAATAAAATCTTTACAGGCTGTCCTAAATTGAGTATCTCCTTTAGAGCTGTACCATATTTCATCTAAGATTTTATTATATATACCAGCTATCCTGCCATCGTCAGACCCTACTCCCTCAACATCCCATTCTGGTTTTGTTGATGCCATGTTAGATAGGACTTGTTCTACTGCAGGTCTTATTTTGTTATTTGATTCTGGTGGTTGGCCAACGCTCATCAAATATTCTTTTTGAGCTTCGGTTAATTGTTTGCCTAAATAAAAATCATAATCTTCTGCCATTTGAAATCGAAATTCATCACTTTCATGGTCATACTGAGTATACTCATTTCTGACGTCTTCGGCTTCTAATTCTGGAATTTCTAAATTTTGGATTTTTATCATAATTTTATGCTCGTATTTTAATACTTTTTTTAATACGTTTCAAAGTACTTTATTTAGTTGTATATTATTTCCCCTGTTTCCCAGTCGCACATAGGAGTAGAATCTGGCATATAATACTCTCCGCTATCATCATATTCTAATAGCGGAGAGAAAATATCTTCAGTTGCCCATCGTAACGCATCAAGTGTATCTTTAGTAGTTAATGCATGTTCTTTAAACCCTAAAAGCTCCTGCAGAAGCTCTGTTTGGTCATTTTTTAAAAATACAGACTTAGATGCAAACATTGGTTGCATTGATTTAATTCTGTAAAACTTTTTTTGTATTGCTTGCTTTGGAGATATGTTTAAGTATCTTCCAGTTTTCTTAGATACCTTTTGAACATAGTCAGCTAACATAACATGTCCTGTTTCCTCAATGTTAATACCTTTGGGTCTATACATATCTGCTAGTTCAAATAGTTTATCTGCTCCATCCATTGGAGATACTTGGCCTCTAAAGTAGTCAACTATATAAATATTGAAATCGGCATCGACTGCCACTATCATTATTACTGTATAGTTCGCTTTAATGTTCTCAGAAGACGCAGGGTCAACTCCCATAAAAATATTAACGGGAACTCTACGAGACGACTCACCGTCCCTAATAACCAAAGTGTCAATCTCACCATCACGAGAATAATAACCATCGTAATACTGCACATCATCGCGCTTAAAGACACGAAAAGAGTCATCCATTGGGACATTTTGATACTCTTGGAAAAAGTATCCAACATCTCCCTTTGCTTGCGCTTCCTCACGCCGCTCCAATAACCAGCTGTAAGGACGCCTGTCTTTCCAAAGAACTTTAGGTTCATTATCTTCATCTATAATTTCCTTTCCAGAAGCTAAAAATTCATGTGCTTCTGTATCTTGTAAAATTGATTGGTAAAATAATGACTTCCACCCTTTAATCTTTTTTTCTCCATGGGCATTAAAGGCTCGTGAGCCAGCTACAGTGTTTAAATATGCGTCTTCATCTACAATTGTACCAACAAAAACTATTTTTCCGTCATCGGAACCAGGTACTACTGACGTATCTATCCACCGTCTAAATTTTTCTCGTGCCATTGGAGTTTGTGCGTTTCCGTCACCTTCACCATCATCTATTATTGTTAATGTAGGTCTATAAGCACCATACTTAAGACCCCTAACTTTTTGACCAGTACCTCTAACCATCAATTTGCAAGAGGCTGCTGGACTTCCATCTGGATTAAATTCTGTTATAATTTCTTTTTCTTCTTTACCCCAAACGTCGCCCATACGTTTTCCAAAAAAGTATTGTAATTTTTCATTATACTCTATTTCATCGCCTATTGTTTCTAACAAATACTTAGACTGCATTTCAGATTCTGATATTAATAATATAAATCGTTCTTCAGCAAATAATATTCGATGTAATGGATATATTAACGAAACAAGCGTTGATTTTGCATGTCCCCTAGGCGCAACTATCGCCATTTTTTGCCCTTCTTTTAAATGCAGTAGGTTATTTACAACTTCTCTATGAAATGCTGGGCTTTCATTACGCACATGGTAGTGCATTGGGTAGTTTTTGTCGCCTAATATAACTTTAGCAAAGAAAAATACATCAAGATACATGCGTTTTACTATATCTTTTTTTTCTTCAGGACTTAAATCGTAGTTTATCATACTTTTTCTCGGTCTATAGGTCCTTGTATTTGTTCTATTACGTTTTCTAAAAATGTAACTTCTGCAAGCATGGCGTCCATAACGTCACGAACATCACCTTCAAGTTCATAACTTTTATCTCCTACATGTAAAATACCTTCTAACACGTCAAGATTTACTTCCACTTCTCTGATTGCTGGTAGTTTTGCGAACAGTGATGCCATCAAATTCTCCTTTCTGCATAAATTTATCTAACTCATCATCTGATAATGTCTTTCTTACTTCTGCAAGTAGCTTTTTATCTCCATCAGACATAGCAATAAACGTCGAACCTTCTAATTGTTCTACTTTTTTATCGTCATGTCCTCTAAGCGTACTTACTCTATTTAATGCATTTAGCCTAACATTTGGTGGCATTTTCGTGTTTTCTATAAATTCTTTGTAGGTATCTGCGATATAGTCGTCATCAACACCTATATTGTCAAATTTATCTTTCATTAGTTCACTCATAAGATTCCTTACGCTTTTTTTCTTTAATACTGCCCTACCTCGCTTAAGTGCCATTGTAGGGTTATTATCACTATAAATAGATTGGTATGCCTTTACAATACTTTCTTGTGTAAACTCTCCTAACTCATCTAGTTGTCCATATTTAGTTAATTTTCGTACAAACTCGGTTTGCATTACAGTAGGCTTTACATCTCGCACTAAATTATAGTTCCAATCCTTTTCCCAATAGTCATTATATTTATATGCATATATATTAGACTTGTAAGTAGGAACTTCACCATACCCAGTTCTTATATAAACAACAGGTTTTTTTCTATCTTTCTTGTTTTCTTGTCGTTTTTTAAGGACTTGTAGGACTTTATTGTCCGATGTAAGTATCCAATCGCCTTTATCAGCATTCCGCCAGTCTTTTTTGTATTTAATCCCCAAAGTAGTGGCTTCTTCTTTTGTAAAAACGTCAAATACTATATTTCTACATTTAACTTCCACAATATAATATAAAAAAAAATTTGGAACTTTAAAAGAAAAGGTTATAAATTAAGCTACTTGACATCTAAGTGGGTTGGTTTGATACTTTTAGCACTTAGATTTACAAACTCACTACTAAAAGGGGTTTAAGGCACAGTGAGAAGCCATGTCGAAGATAGTAAAGGTTGCCTTGTAATGTATAGATTATAAATAAAACTATCCGCAATTCCAACTATACTTGAGGATTGTATCTTATCAGGAAACGGCTCCAGGTATCAGATTAGAGACGAACCTTATTCTTATTATAGGGGTAGGGTAGTCTCTATCTAAACCATCGAAAACTCACCAAGTATCAGTTAACCAAGTATACCTAAAAAGATGTATACCTAATAAAATTAAGCTTTGTCCCAAGGGGGAGCAGCCCCAACATCCGTATAGCCCAATAGCTCCCCCGCCTCCCTCATACCTTGTTTTGAAAATTAGCTAAAAAATCTGTGGGGAGTACTATATATAGAAGCCACCCCCCTCTCGCTCCGTTCGCGTTCGAGCTTTTCGTTGAGTTCGCGTTACGCGCACACGCGCACACGTGCGAAGGAGACCTGGTACGCGCACGAGCCTATTATTAGCAAAATTTATTTTTATTTATTTTAAAAAAAGCTTGCAAATGTGCTATCAATAGCCCTAATATATTGCAACGGCAGACGGAACGGCACAGAGTGGGACGGAGTAGAGCAGAAAAGTTTTTTGACATAGCCAACGGGAGTAATTTCAAATTGGGATATTGACCCAGACTGAGAGACGGCAAGGCACAAACGCGGATTGGTAGAAAATATATTAAATGTAAGTTAATATATGCTTGAGTAAGTCCAAAGACCGACAAGCAACACCAAAAACGAAGATATATCTTTTCGAGGATATACATACACAGACAGACGCTTTCTCAACATGGACTGGTTTCTCTAGTAGCAAGGTTATTTTAATAGCTTATGGCGTCTTACAGCGTCGGAGATGGGAAGAAATTTTAAAGACACTTAAACACGTTGCGGAGATATACCGCTGGTGTAAATAATACACCAAGACAAACCTTAAACGCTTTGGCGGATAAGTTAGGGGTGAACGGGTTAAGATTAACAGAGACTATTTCTTAATTCTTGGTTTTATAGGATATACGGATAAATACAAAATATTGTAGTCAGTTCGAATCTGACACCAAGAACAACACAAAACAAAGGGAGCAAACAAAATGGCATT